GACTGCACGTAGTGAATGTCAAACAGATCCGCCTCTGCATACGGGTTCGGGATCTCATACGCTGACGACGGCAGCGGGTACCAATAGGTTGCATTCGGCGGCTGCTGATTGGTGCTGGCTGCGATCGCGTAATAGTTGACGCCTGACCTGCTGACCAGGGCGCCGATGCTGTACGCGGTTGCGCTGTTCCATGCCGCCGGGAATCCTGCCTGCAGCGTCGCGCCTTGTGTGTGAAACCTAAAGTACCCGGCACCTACCTCGATGACCATCGTCTGCGTGGTCGAATACGTGAACGGTATCAGCCTGGTGCGTTTGGTCGAATCCTTGACCTGGTTAACATACGCAAAGCCTGGTCGATTCTCTGACGGTCCCTGCGGCGTTGCGATCATGTTGCGCATCTTCGCCGCGCCGGTCTGGTACTTGACGTCATCGATGCGGCCGAACATTTCGGGCGAGAGCTCGCCACCAGAGAACGACCGCTGCAGTGTACGGGTGTTCGGCATTCTTATCTCCCGGTAACCCAGCTCACAATGTGCTCGGGCTTGATGTTGCGCTGGTTCGCATCAGACGCTTCGGCCTGCGCCAGGAACGATGCCATCACCACGGCGCATCGTTTTGCTTCGGTTTGACCCATGTCGCCCTTGATCACCGGGCCTGCCAGCATTGATGCCAGGTGCCAGGACAATGTCAGGGTAAACAGGGGCGAAAATTTTGTCGGGTCGGTCACGCGCTGCGTGTAGCGCAGCACTGCGTCCTTCTGGTTCGTGTAGATGATCTGCGTGCCATCGGCCATCACTTCCATCGTGTACGGCTGCGGCACGTAGCGGCCTGCTGCGACCACGGGCGAGTAGTTAATCCAGGGTGCATCGGTCGGCGCCCAGCGTGTCGAGTAATCGTCCTGCGCGTCAGGCGGCAGCACCGACACCATGTTGATGATGTCTGACGGTACCTGGTATGCGTACTTCCACTCTGGCCAGGTGCTGGTTAATTCTGCAGGCACAACGCGGCGTGACGCAAAATTCCAGTTGTGCATCTCGAGCAATGTGTCTCGAGCGATCGGGTAAAAGCGCGAGCAGTGTTCTGCCTGCGCGGATCCTTCTGGCGGATTGATGCTGGCCACCGTGGCCGTGTCACCGAGATGCGCCAGGGCCAAGTTGCAGATGTCGACTTCTGATGCCATCACGGCCTCCTGATGTTAAAAAGGGGCCGCAGTTTCCCACGGCCCCCATACGGTTGCTACAAGGTGATGTTATGCCTGGACCGCGTCGTCGGCTTTTGCCTTACGCTGCGCTTTGGGCGCAGCCTCTGCATCATCCGACTTGCCGTCCGCCCTCTCCAAATTGCTGTTGGGCGGACCGTTGTACTCGAACACGTCACCCTCGTTGCGGATGCCGTTGTCGACGAAACACGTTACTTTTGCGCGGTACATAGGCATAAATTATCCTCCTTGTTGTTAGACCACAGAGAAGCCAGAAGCGTAATACTTCTTGCCGTCCTGGATCGTTTCTACGATGTCAGCAGTCACCTTGCCGGCAGTGTTGGTGCCGGACACAGTGTAGCGTGCGCCGACGTAACGCTTGCCCAGCGAGCCGATCTGCGGGTTCAAACGAACAGCAATGTTCTTACCCAGGGTCAGATCCGCGGTAACGGTGGCACCAGAGGCGCCAATCACTACCACGTTGCTCGACAGTGCTGCGTTGTCAGCAATGATGACCTCGAAGTTGGTCGAGGTACCGCCTGCGAAAGCCTCGGTCACGGCGAAGTTCATGTACAGGTCATGACCTTCACCAATGTCACGGGCCACCGACAGATCGATCGTGTCGCTGGACACGGCAGTGGTGGTCACTGCCTGGTCGGTCGATACGCGAAGATTTTTATCAGTGATCATGATGTCATCCTTTCAATGTGTGGTTGCCCGATTAGCTGACAGCAGCTTCGGTGTTGAGCAGGGCATCGACACGACGCAGCGGAACGCCCAGGAACGACAGCCAGCTATACGGCTGACCGAATTGCGTCAGGCCCTCGTTGATCTTCAGCACGTACTGAGACTTGTCGAGCGCAGCCAGCGACATGCCGCTGTGGACGGTACGGTTCATGTAGAACGCTGCACGACCCATTGCCATGTTCGGGATACGGTACAGAGCGCGAGCCATCAGTTTGATGATGTTGGTCGCTGCTGATGCTGCCTGCGTGCCGGATTGTGCGATCAGGTCGGACACATCGATGTTGCAGATGCGAACGACATAGCGCCAGTCTTTAACGACCAGGCCGTTCTTCCACTGATAGCGGGTTGCCAGTGCCTGCAGACGGGTGCCGTCCGAGTTGTAGACAGTCTGCTCGCCCAGGTCCTCATGAATCAGGCCAGCTTTCGAGCCTTTCGGGAACGGGCAGAAGACAGTCTGGTCACCCCACACAACCAGGTAGACCGAGGTGTTGTCCGAGCCAGAGCCGCCGGCCGACAGGATGTTCTGCGCGTTGCCGCCGGAGAGCGAGCTGTAACGTGCAGCCAGGCCCAGGAACTGCTTGGGATCGACGCCAGGGTTGCCGTAGAACAGGGTGGTTGCCTGGGTCTGGTTCATTGCTTCCAGGAACGCGGTGTCTTCCGACAGGCGGAATTGAGCCGTGTTGCCGTTGAGCATGGCCAGATCCTTGTCGACTTCCGAGCGTGCTTCCAGGATGCCGCAGGCCTCATCGACCTGTGCGGTGGTCGATTTGGACGACGGGATACCTTGGTTCAGCGCACGCCAGTAGACGGTGGGCAGGCCGGTACGGATGACGACGCGGTGGCCGGTCGGCAGGTTGCCTTCCTGGAACACGCAGTCCTCGAGGATTTCGTTCGACTGCGACAGCAGTTCGGCCACGACAGGCACGCGGCCATCGGGGTCGGTACGTTTGGCCCAATCGGCCAGGGTCAGATTACCATTAGCAAGAGTTGCCATGATGAGCTCCTTTTAAGTTTACGATTCGTATAGTGCAGCCGCCAGGTCGTTGAAGCCTTTGGGTTGGGACTTGTTGCCCTTCCCTACATCTCCGCCCACATAGCGATCTTCACTGATTGCCTTTCCAGCCCGGTACATGAACCGGATCACATCCGGGTGATTGCCCAGGCCAGACTCGTTTAACAGCGTGCGCAGTTCGGGTGTCCCGAATTGATCGAGCGCCTTCTTGGCCACGGCAAGGTTTTCTTGCAGCTTCTCGCCGCCAAATTCCTTGTCGTTCTTCGAAGCATCAGCCCACTGCGTGCGGACCTGCTCGATCTGCTGGATCTGTCGCTGCTCCACGATGGGAGCCATCTTGTCCAGCAACTTCTGCGCGGCATCTTGCGACAGGTTCAAATCCTTGGCAACTTCCGAGAAATTATTCAGTACCTCGGCGTCGTATTCGCGGCCATCGGGGGCTTTGAATTCGTACTTTTCTGGCGCGCCATCTGCCTTCTTGTCGTCGGCCTGCGTGCCATCCTTGTTGCCATCGGCTTTGTCAGTAGAGGCGCCATCCTGGGCTTGCTGATCCTGTTTGCCGTCAGCCTGCTGCGTGTTCCCATAGAGCGCGTCGGCCGTCGCCTGCGTGCTGTTTTGGGTATCCGATGCGGCGTTGCCTTCAGTGGTCGTTGCGGCTTGGTCCTGCGTCGGTGTTTCTGTTGTCATGCGTTTGCTCCTTGACCATCGTTGGATAAAGCTCTGGACAGATCGTGTGGATCATCGAAAGTATGCGGTTGCCGAAGTTCCTGTTGCCCTCCGCAAATGCCATCTGCATTGCGTTGGTGTTGAACGACATGCGAAACACACCCGACTGCTCCAGAAGACGCCACACTACCCGGCGCCCCCGACGGTTGCCCATGAGCCACTTCAAATCAGCTTCCTCGTTCTCGCGGTCGAGCTTGGCACGGACTTCCTTCTCGGCCTTGTCACGCTCCTGACCTCGGAGATCGAGGGGGTCATAATTTCCGCTCATAGTTGACAATCTATCCACGCCTGGCGGCGTTACGGGTACCTTTTTTGAAAATCGATTTTGACGTGTTCGATTGGCGGATTAGTGTTGATAACTCGTTTAATATATTAAACAGCAATCATTACGGTGGGTTGAGTCTGATTTGGGCTTAACAGAAATACGCTTATCAGTACCAAATGGGGTACGCAATTCTCATGCCGTGCGATTTTGTTTAGTGGGACTAAACTCACGGGTACGAACCGTCGACCTCGTTAATGGTCACAATCAGAGACGGTGTCGCAGGCCGGACCGGGCTGGTCCTGGCCGCCGTGTAGTCAATGGTCACCAGCGTGCTGGGTGTGGACCACATCAGTTGTACATATTCGCCGGCCAGCAAGTCAATGAAAAAATTCCAGGCTGCTACCGAAGCGCCATCAAATGACCCATGCCGCGCCGGCACCGTGATGTCGGTGCAGGAGTCAGCCACGTCGCTGCCGTTCTTGCGCAGCCAGATGCTGACGTTGTGCTCCGAGCTGTCCGTGTTTAAGAGCTGCGCCGAGAACTGGACGTTGTACGTGCCCTTGCGACTGGTCGTGAACCGGCTGCCGCTGACCAGGCTGATGCCCCTGGCGATGCTGGTCGTGTTGACCGTCATGGCCGTTGCCGTGTTGGCCGTCGCCGTCTGGTGCGTGGTGTCGTAGAACGATGCGACGTGCGGGATCTTCATGAACAGAAGCTCGGACCCGTCCTGGTCCTTGACGCCGACGATGTCGCCGGTGTCAGCGTCGTACAGGAATGGCGAGCCCGAATACTTCTGAACGATGGTCATGATCAAGCCAGCCGTTTTAGTTTGTACAGGGTCGACGCCAGCAGCGTGCAGATCTCGTCGACGTCGTTCTGGATGTGCGACTCGCTGCCCATCATGCCGCGCTTGCTCTCGACATAGTCGTACAGCGCCTGCACCTCGGAGATCGGGTCGCCTGCGATGGTGAACGAGCCGCCGCCGAAGGTCAGCTTCTGGCCAGTGCAGCCCATCCAGGACTCGGCCAGCTTGTCAGCCAGGTCAGCCAGGTCGCCGTACATGCCAAGCGCCTGGTGCGCAGCATACGACCCCGGGCCCTCGACCATCAGGTGGTGCATGTGAACCGCGGTCGATGTGTGCATCAGCCGGGTGATGAACTCGGACGCCTCGCTCGAGTTGCCGTGGCTGCCGTTGCCGTACAACAATGTGCCCTTTGGTGCCATTTATACCTCCACTGCGGACGGCGAACCGTAACCGCTATACAAGTTCATGATGTCCATCAATGCGTTTGTGTCGCCGCCCGTCGGTGCTGCTGCCAGGTTGCGTGCCGTTTCCGATTGCACCTTCATTGCTTCTGCCTGCGCCTGCGCTGCCTGCGCTTTGGCGCGTGCCTCGCGGATCATGGCCACCTTGTCGGAGGCGACGATCATCCTGGGGTCGACGCCCAGCATGTCGCTGTAGGCATCTGCCCACTGGTCGGCATCGAACTTGTCCAGGACATCCGGCTTGAACTGTGCCACTGCGCCCAGGTTGCCCACGAAGCGGTCCACGCCGTTGGTGCCGATAGCACGTTGGGCCTGGGCCAGCATAGATACAAATTCAACATTGAGTTCCATTCCCTGCAGTTCGGGTGGCGGAGGTGGTACCAGGTTGGCCTGGACCATGCGCTCGAAGGTCATGTCGATCAGCGGATCCAGGAGCTCGTTGTGCAGGCGCTCGAGCACCGGGCCCAGCATCAGCAGCTTTTCTTCGTGACGCTCGGCCACCTCGGTTGCGGTCATCCTGGTGTCGGTTGCGTTGGCCAGCATCAGGAACAGGTCAGCGTAGAACGCGCCACGCACGCGCTCGCGCACGTCCTGGATGTCCATCAGCAGATGGTTCAGGTCCAGGTTGACCTCGAACATGGTCTTGATGCCGCCCTGGGGATTGTTGGCGTCGTAGAACGTGACGCCGCCTGGCAGCTTCTCCACGTCGCGGTTCTTCAATGACGTGGGCGCCTGCAGCGGTGGCATGGTCTTGTAGTCAATTGCCTGCGCTTTGCGGAGCTGCTCATGCTGGAGCTGCTTCACATCGCCCAGTGCTTCCATGCCTGGCGAGTTGCCGTAGATGTCGCCGCCGGCCACTGCCCACCGCGGCACCAGCGCCGGGAACGATTGAAAGCCTGACTCGCGCAGGTACTTGTCCGGGTTGCCTCCGACCTCGAAGTAGCACGAACGCCAGGGCATGTTGAGTGCATCGCGCTTGGACAGATCCCGGTCGGCCCTCGGTTCAATCGCGTGAATGATCGGGATCCAGGCGTCGAGCGTTCCCGAGTCGTACAGGTGCTTGACCGTGGGGCTCACGTTCTCGATGCCGAACTCTTTGACGATCTCGGATACCTGCTTCTCGAACTCGCGATATATCGTGACCACCCTGCCCTGCCAGTCGGTGGCAATGCAGTATTCGCCGACGGTCGACGGGTAGTGGTGAATAACGTTTTGGTAGTCGGGCAGCACGATCGATGCTGACGTGCCGAATGCGCCGAGCTCTTCGTACATCTGATGCAGCGTGCGGTACGTGTTCGACTTTTGGAACACGATCTGCATCCTGCGCGTGACGTCATCGAGCCACAGCTTGACCGGCTGGTATGCGTTGAGATCGGGATCGGCGGTACCAAGGCGGAACCAGGGGCGAGCTGGCGAGGTGGCTCCGGCCATCATACCCGCACCAAGGACTCGCAACGCCCTGGTTCCTGTGTTGTCGTAGATTGCATTGTGCCGGCGCCAGCCTTTGTCGCGGTCCTGGCGGAAGTAGCGACCATTGCGCGGCAGCAGGTAGGTGGTGATCTCCTGCCAGTGCGCCCACCAGGATGCGCGCTCGGCTTTGAGCTGGCCCCATCGGGTGAACAGCTTGTCGCGCTTTGGTGCGCCCTTGTAGGACTTGTTGTCGCCGGTGTACTGACTCATTTACGCACCCAATAAAGTTTTCTTTGCGAGCAGCAGTGCCTCGGGATCCACGCCCACGGGCCCGGTCAGCATCGTGCCGCCGGAGTCGCCTGCGTTTGCTACTGGTCGCAGCGTTGCGATGTCGCCACCGTATGCCTGCTTGTTTGCGCCATCGCCACCAGTAGGACTTGCAGCGGTTGCCTGCTTCGGCGTCATGATGGTCGACACCAGGTCCATTACAGGTGCAAGCTGTATCGGTGCAGGCGCCGGAGCTGGTGCAGGTGCAGGCGCTGGGGGCGGACCAATAATATCGGTTATGACTTTGTTTGCACCTGCTTTTACGTCCGGCGATGCTTGTTTTTTGCCAAGGTAAATATCCACCATGGCCTGCATAACCTTGGCTTCTAGTTTTGCACCAAGACTCACGATTAGGCTCCCAGCAATGTGCTCTTGTTCAGCTTCAGGTCATTCGGGTCGATGCCGGTGGCGCCGGTCAGCATGGTTGAACCCAGGCCGCCCTGCTGCGTTGCCTCGGCCGCGGCCATGATGCTGGACACGTCCGGGTTTTTGCGCGTGGCTGCGTTCATGGTTTCTTCGCTGGTCTTGGCCTGTTTTTCAGCGGTAACTTTTGCTTCCTGTTGCGCTGTTTGTTGTTGAGTTAGTGCTTGCCGTTGATACGCTTCTTGCTGCTTGCGTGCGTCTGCTGCCTGGCTTGCTGCGCGCTCGCCAGCATAAATTGAGTATGCAGTACCGGCAGCCGCGGCCGCGGCCAACACAGTCATTGCAGATATTGCCGCCATGTCAGACTCCTTTGATGTGTGAACGCTCTGTCAGCGTGTATCCAAGTTTTTCAAAAAGTTTGCCGGCAGGCGTATCGCCATCAATCACCAGGTCGGACATTGCAACATGCGTCGCGCCCTGCTCTGCTGCCCATCTTTCGAACCGTCGCAGCAGCCTGACTGCCGCTGGTGTGTTGCGATCCTCCGGCCTGACCCACCATGCGAGCTCTGTCGCGACCTTAACGTGCGGCGCAAACCAAAGACTGTTTTTCAGGCCGACGATGCCGCCGACAATCCGATTGTTTCGCTCGGCGACGAACACGACGCCATTGTCCAAGGCATTGCACAGGCCGCGCACGATGTCGTCATCGCTGACGCTGACCATGTTCCCGTAAGCTGAATACGCAACAAAACTGCGGCCAAGCTCGACGAGCTCGTCAACATCTAACACCGTGGCTCGACGCACCGTGCTCATGATGGCAATCTATTCTGGTGTTGATGCATTACGGGTACCTAGTTCATGCGGTCATACGGGTTGTAGTCCGCTGGGCTCGGCTTGTGCCTGGTGATGCCGTACTGCTCGGCAATGATGTCGACCTGGGGCCGTCTGGCCACCGGGTAGGCAAACGTCAGCGCCAGGGCGTCGGCCATGTCCGGGCTGCCGCCACCTTGCAGGCGCTTCTTGATCTCGTCCTTGGGCTCGAGCACGCGCCGGCCGGCTGCATCGTACCAGTACATGGGCGTGGCCAGCTCCTGCTTGAGCGTGGCGTCGTTCGGGATCTTGCCGCCGTTGACCAGCCAGTCCTTCATCTCGAACCACATCTCGGCTCGCCGGTTAATGTACAGGTTGGCCTGCACTGCCTTGCCGCCGAACGGGACCTCGACCACGTCGTGCCCAAGCTGGCGCAGGCGGTCGATCACGCCGGCCCCGGCGCCCGAGTCGATGAACACGGCGTCCGGCTTCCAGTCCTGAATGTGGAACGCCACCCGGGCAGCCAGGTCCATGTTGTCGATGCCGCGGTAGATGTCGGGCTTGAAAGCCACCAGGCCCTGGCGCTTGATGACCACGCTGCGGTCGTCGCCAAAGCGCGCAGGATCCACGCCAAGGATCCGGGGTGCCTCGTATATGTCCCGGTCGACGTACTCGCGCCTGGCGGCCATCTCGGCGTCGTTGAGGGATATGAGCTGGTCATCGCCGGCCGCGGCAAAGTCGCACAGGAATTCACGGGCGAATGCCGTCTCGGACATGTCGCGCTTGAGGCGCTCGACCTCTTCGGGGTCAATGGCCTGGGTGTCGTAGACCGTGTACCTGGCAGCGTGCCAGTCCGGCAGGGCCTCGGCCTTGTAGA